TATTACAAACTTTGTTAAGCTTGTTTCTAAAGGTACTAAAGTGTTATTCGAAACCGAAGCCGAAAAGATTCAATTTAGAGGTGATAGGGTTGGTAGGGCTTCAATTGCGAAAAAACTTGGGTATAACACAGATAATAACATAGATAATCCAAAAATATAATTCGAAGAATAATGTATTACCCTAAGTCATATATAACTCCTAATTTATATTCTAATGGAGAATTCTTCCTCGCAGGAACTAATTCTCTATACACAGGATATTATTTTAGAGTCCTTACAGGTAAAATGTATACTGGTAGATACCCTAATGATGGAAAACAATTAGAATTAATTTCAATAGCCCCAAAATCCTCAGGAGAATCAAACGAAGCTGATTTCACAGTTGATCTAAGATTTGATTCCCCAAATTTTACCTATTCTAAAGTTAATAAACTACCACAAACTTTACCTCCTTCAACATTAATTACCCCATTTTATCCCAAACCAACTAAACAAGATTATAAATTAGGAGAGTTTACAAGGTATTTTTCTAAAAAAGTAAATGAAGAAATATATATTGAAACCGATCTTTTAGTTAAAAATGTTTTATATATTGGCTTTTCATTACCTTGGAGTATAACAGGTGATAAAGATTCTACTTATAACCTAAACAAAAGGATAGTAGAATTAAAAGAAGAACAACTTAATATAAATGGGCTTGGAGCCTTCCTAAAATTTAATTACATTCAATACTATAAATAAGATGGTATTAAGTGTTTTGGTTAATAGAAAATAAAGAACAATTTGAGGTTTTAAAAAATAGTGGTTTTAAAGAAGCGTTTGTAGAGGTTATTTCAAATAATCCTTACCAACACCCAACACAAAACTCTATTATTGGCTTCTATGTAAGACCTATCCAAGGTCATAAGGGATACATTCTACCCACATCTCACCCCGAATGTGAAAATTTGTTTGAGGATGAGGTGTATTTATATTTGAAAGGGTTAGAGAAGATATATGTTAGGGACAAGAAGGAATTCCTACACTACACGATTTTAAAGTCTCTTGTAGATATAACATTAGGAGCTCCTCCGTATATACTTCCACAAACAACAGCTCATTCTACATTATATAGGAGATTTCCGGAGCTATTAACGGTAAACCAACTCGTGCCGATTACTAAACATTATGAGGTTTGCGAGCAAATATATGATGATTTAGAGCACCGTGTTAATACCGTGGTAAACCCGTTTTATAATGATAAAGCCACATTGGTGTTTAACGCTATAGAACGTAATGGTATAAAAATTGATAAAGATGAATTTGAAAAACATTTCCACCCAGTTAAAAACGAGGTTGTCTACACTAGCTACAACTATAAAACACTTACGACAAGACCTTCTAACAAATTTGGGGGAGTCAATTATGCAGCACTTTCACATAAAAACGGATCCCGAAAAAGTTTTATTCCGCATAATGATATTTTTGTCGAATTTGATATTGGTGCCTATCATCCTACTTTGGCTGCTATGCTTGTTGATTATGATTTTGGTAGCGGAGATATTCATCAAGCCTTTGCGGATATGTATAAGGTCGATTACGCCAAAGCAAAAGAATTAACATTCAAACAATTATATGGTGGTGTTTTTAAAGAATACCGCGATCTACCATTTTTTAAAGCAACATCTGAGTATATACGTACGACCTGGGAAACCTTTCAAACAGAAGGCGTTATAACATGTCCTATCTCTCATTACGAATACAAAAATGATGTTTTAGAGAACATGAACCCACAAAAGTTATTTAACTATATTTTACAAAATATGGAAACAAGTTTGAATATCGAGATACTCTTTCGTATATTCAAGCTATTGAAAGGTAGGAATACCAAATTGGTTCTTTACACGTATGATTCGTTCTTATTGGATGTAGATAATAGCGAAGTAGAGGTGTTAGAACAGATTAAAGAGGTTTTTTATAAATTAAAGTTACAATTAAAAGAAAAGAATGGAATCAACTACGATTTTACCTAAATACGACTATATTTATGGGGAAGACATTGACTCACCCCAAAATACTATAGATTTGAATAATAAGTTATTTTGCACTTTTACTAGTCTTGAGAATCTCGATAGCCTAGTAGAGGATTTGCAATCCCAATATACAATCATGTACAACAAAATGTTTGTACTGCATATAAAAAGCAACGATGAGTACGTTGTTACTTATAATGTTGATCAAGGCAATGTATCATCTATTCCAGATAATACAATTTTAGTTCATCGTAAAAAAGATAGTAATACACTTTACACTATTAACGCCCTAAACGAATTAATCAAACGTTTAAATGGTGGTGTAGTAGATTCGCGTTATAGAGTAAACTGGCAACACTATCGTAATACAATTCTATTAACTCAACAAAATGAGCTTAAAGAACTAAAAACCAAAATTCATAAGATTATTGAGCTTTAATTTGGCTCCCCGAAATTAGTTTCGTATATTTAGTTATTAATAAAAAGTTATAAACATGGATTTAGACGTAATCAAGCAGCGTTTAGAGGCGCTGCAAAAACCCACCTCTAACAACAACAACAATGGTAAGTCATTGTTCTGGAAACCATCAGTAGGTAAACAAACAGTTCGTATTGTACCTTCTAAGTTTAACAAATCAACTCCATTTAGTGAATTATATTTCCATTATGGTATTGGGAAACCTGTAATGATTTCTCCAATCAATTTTGAGGAAAAAGATCCACTAGTAGAGTTTGCTAAAAAACTCCGTCAAACCGACCAACCAGAGAACTGGAAATTAGCTAAAAAACTCGAACCAAAAGTTCGTTATTTTGCTCCTGTTATCGTTCGTGGTATGGAAGATGAAGGTGTTAAGATCTGGCAGTTCGGTAAAGAACTATACTCATCATTCCTATCAATGGCGATGGATGAAGAAGTAGGTGATTTTACAGATGTAGTTGCTGGTCGTGATATTAAACTCACTACTGAAGGACCTGAAATGACTGGTACTAAGTACAATCGTACTACAGCAGCTCCATCAATGAAACAAACGCCATTAGATGCTGATGCTTCAAAAGTAGAGAGCTGGTTATCAAATCAGGTAGACCCACAGGGTGTATTTAAGAAAGTTCCTTACGAAGAAATGAAATCAAACCTAGAAGGTTGGTTATCTCCAGAAGATGCTGCTCAAGAAGGTGATATCATTGATGATGAAAAGGAAGTATCAACTCCTCAAACAAATTATTCTTTGAATACTTCTACTGATAATGTTAAGCAAACCAAATTAGATAAATTTGATAGTTTGTTTGATGATGATAGTAGTAACGATCTACCATTCTAAGCATGGCTAGAAAGGCAAGTAAATCGCTAACAGCAGCTGTGTCTGCTGAGATTAAAAGTAAATTTGATCTAAGTAATTTCAAGGATAAGAAAGGTCTTAGTGGGAACGTTAAGTTTAAACCCCAACAGTGGGTCCCACTAAGCAATGCCTTCCAAGAAGTTACTTCAGTACCTGGAATACCTACTGGACATATCTGTCTACTAAGAGGTCACTCAGATACAGGAAAAACTACAGCACTTATTGAAGCAGCTGTATCAGCCCAAAAAACAGGTATCCTCCCAGTATTCATTATTACTGAAATGAAATGGAATTGGGAACATGCTATGCAAATGGGTTTAGATATTGAAGAGATATTTGATGAGGAAACTGGTGAGTTAATAGATTACAAAGGTAATTTTATCTATGCTGATCGTGAGACTATTCATACAATTGAAGATGTTGCTGCTTTTATTCTTGATCTATTAGATGAGCAGAAAAAAGGCAATCTACCTTTTGATTTAATGTTCCTCTGGGATTCTATCGGTTCAGTACCTTGTGAGTTATCAGTACGTTCTAATAAGAACAATAACGAATGGAATGCTGGTGCTATGTCAACTCAATTTGGTAATAGTGTTAACCAAAGAATTACATTATCACGTAAGGAAAGTTCAGCATATACTAATACATTAGTTTGTATTAATAAAGTTTGGACAGCAAAACCAGAATCACCTATGGGTAAACCAAAGTTGATGAATAAAGGTGGGTTTGCTATGTGGTTTGACGCTACATTTGTAGTAACATTTGGTAATATTGCTAATGCTGGAACATCTAAGATTAAAGCGATCAAAGATAAAAAGCAAGTTGAATTCGCTAAACGTACTAATCTCCAAATTGATAAAAACCACATTAATGGTCTTACCACTAGAGGTAAAATTATTATGACACCACATGGTTTTATTAATGATACAGATAAGGATCTTAAGAAATATAAAGATGACCATACTAAAGAATGGAGTAAAATCCTAGGTGGAGGTGATTTTGATATTATTGAGGAAGTTTACGAGGAGCCAGCTCCGCAAATATTCGCAGAACAAGAACCAAGTTAAATTATGGCAAATAAGGATTTATTAGAGCTCCTCAATAATATGGATAAGGAGCCGGAGATACCCTCCTCGCAACATGAAAGAGTTTTATTTATTGACGGTCTAAATCTATTTTTTAGAAACTTCGCAATGCTCAATATCGTAAATGAGCATGGTGTCCATGTAGGAGGGCTAGGGGGATTTGTTCGCTCATTGGGGACTCTAATAAATGCTATTCAGCCTACAGCAATGTACGTTATTTTTGATGGTGAAAA